GGTCGATGCACTGTTCGAACGGACCATGACGCCGGTGAGTCACTAAGAGTGGCGGGGCACTCGCTACTTATAGCGAACACCATGGTGCATGTCACAGCCTGGGGTTTCGTCGCGGCGGTGCGCCTGCCTACGCTTGGGGCATGATCTCCTGCTCGCCGTTCTCGTCCATGTACGGGATTATGGCCACGCCGCCCTGCTCGGTGGTCAGCAGCAGGTACTCTCGGTTGCGCTCGTCGCACACGATTGTCTGGTCGACGTGCTCGGGCAGGTCATACAAGGGGCCGTCGGTGCGGGCGGGCAGCACGGTCATGTCCTGCGCGCCCATGGCCTTGGATGTGCAGCTGACTGCGCCCAGGATGATGAGCAGCAGAAGGGCCGCCAGGACGAACGGACCGCACCCGCCGCGCTCCTCGTCTGCCGGGCTCGGGTACGGCATGGCTACGCCTTCACCAGGAAGTCGTCGGCCTCGGGCTTGCCCGTGGCCTTGCCGACCGCGATGTAACGGGTGTGCCCGCTGTACGACGTGTAACGTCCCCAAACATAGCCGTCCGCGATTTTGTACCAGTCGTCCAGCACCACGGTCCCGCCCGCGTCGTAATGTGTCACCTCGTTGCCGCCAAGCCCTGGGGCGTCGCGCACGCGCAGCCAGTCGACCGTGCAGCGGTAGGTGCCGCCGAAGCCCTGCCCGGCATGCTCGCCCTCGGGCTGCGTCTGCTCGCCCGTGGGCGGTTCGCCCGGGTCGGTGCCGTCCACCATGGCGTCGTACCATTGCTGGGCGCGTGCCATGTAGCGGTTGTGGTAGCTCGTGCCCTCCTTGAGCGGGCCGGGGCAGCTCGTCGCGCTGAAGTGGCAGTGGGGGAACACGTTCACCATCCATTCGGGTCGCCCCAGTCCGTAGAACTTGTGGATGGCCGCCAACAGGTGAGCGCCGCTCTCAAGACACGCGTCGGTGATGGAATCGCCCTGGTTGGCGTGCTCGATGCCGATGCTCTTGCAGTTCGCGTCCCAGTTGCCCGCGTGCCAAGCCGTGTCGGCGTCCCACACGAGCTGGCCGATGATGCCGTCGCTCTGTACCTGGTACTGCGCCGACGCCTCGCGGGACTGCCAGGTGTTGTAGCAGTCCTCCACGGACAGGTCGCCCGCGTTGTAGTGCAGCACGGTGAACTGCAGCGTTCGCCCGCTGCGGCCCTTGGTGAAGTGCGTGGACAGGATGCGGTCCATGTCCGCTTTCAGGTTCTCGAAGTCCATCTCCTACTCCTTCCCGCCCACGGTCACGCCCAGCAGGGCGTCCAGCCACTTGCTGGTGATGCCCACGGATTTGAACAGCGTATAGGCGGCCTGCACGCCGCCGACGACGGCGAACGCGCACGTCACCCATGCGCCCGGGTCTGCGGGCACGCCGCCCACCAGGCCGGTCACGACGCCCGCCAGGAGCGAGCAGGCCAGCGCCAGGCAGCGGGCCGCCTTGCCGGTCATTGCCTCGGTCTTGATGAGCTGCACCGCGAACGGCACGACGAGGGACAGCACGACGGCCGCCCCAGCTTGCATGATTGTCATGATTCTCTCCTTTAGTTGCTTGCTTCCTTGTCGTACAGCAGGTCCACGCGGTCGCAGATATGGTCCACCTTGGCCGCCATGCCCTGGCTGCGCGCCTGGCTGTTGGCGAGGTCGGCATGCAACACCTCGTTGGATGTGGCCACGGACTCCATGAGCGTCTTCATGGCCTCCATGAGCGAGTTGCTACGCTCCATCTGCGCGGCGATGCGGCCCTCCATCTGCGAGCGCTCGCGGTCGCGCTGCGCGCGCTCGGCAACCTCGGCCTGCTTGCGCTCCTCGCGCTTCACGTCCAGGCCGGCCTTGCGCTCGTTCTGCTTCCTGAACTCCTCCAGAAACTGCCGGCCGAAGTAGAACAAAATGAGCGCCAGGAGCACGCCGCCGAGCCACCCCGGGCCGTACGGCGCGAACAGCTCCAGAATTTCCACGCCTACTCCTTCTTGGACGCCTTGATGGCCTCCATCTCCTTCTTGGTGATCTTGCCCGCCTGCAGCAGCTGCTCCAGGCTCGTCTCGTCGTACCAGCCCGCCGCGTACCACTTCTGCACGCGCCGGGCGTACTTGCTAAGCTTCACCGCCATTTCCGCCACCTCCCGCCATGTCCTCGTCGTCGTCCTCGCCGGGCAGCTCCACGTCCGCGCAGGCGGCCACGAGCTGCAGCAGGGCCTCCTGGCGGTCGGCCTGGCTGGCCAGGTTCTCCTGGCGCCGCGAGGCCGCCAGGTCGTCCGGCGCCTTCTTCACGTTCAGCATTCGCGCTCCTTCCACAGGTCCTTGTACCAGGCGTCCGAGCGCCTGATGAGGTTGAAGCTGTCCCCGTTGGCCGCGTGGTCGCGCCAGGCGCGGTAGCTCTCGTCCACCTCGGAGCGGTACATCTTGCCCGCCTGCGCCAGCCGCGCCATGCGGCGGATGCGGCGGCGCATCTCCTTGACGTTGGCGGGCTTGAGCATCATCAGCGCCTTGCCCGTGTCGGTCAGGTGGAACTCGAAGCCCAAAAACTCGATGCCGTCCCGCAGCGGGTACGCGCGCGACTTCTTGGGGTTCAGCCTGAACCCGAATCTACCCAGCGTGTCGCCGAAGGCCGCCAGCGCGCGCTCGGCCTCCTCCTTTGTCGGCAGTATGGCCACGGCGTCGTCCATGTAGCGGATGTAGCAGTGGATGCCCAGGCGGTCCTTGGCCATGTGGTCGAGCGGGTCCAGCACGCTGATGCCGGCGATCTGCACCATCTGGCTGCCGGGGTTGTAGCCGACCTCGCCGGGGTACTGGCTGCGCAGCACCTTGACGGCCAGCGCCATGACCTCGGGCGGCAGCTTGCGGGCGAAGGCGGCCTCGGCCACATCGTGGGCCATGTTCGGGTAATAGCCGGCCACGTCCATCTGCGCCACCCAGCCGTTCGGGCCGTGGCGGCGGTAGTGCCACCGCATGAACTCCTTCAGGCGCCTGCGGGCGTAGTCGGTGCCCTTGCCCTCGCGGCAGGCGGCGTTGTCCTCGATGAAGCCCCGCACCATGCGCGGGTAGATGCTGTTGTCGTTGAGGCTGCGCTGCACCACGCGGTCGGCGAAGCCCACGCTCACGATGGTGCGCGGCTTGGGACGCGTTATGCGGAACTCGCGGGTGGCGCCGCACTCGAATGTGCCGTCCGCGAGCTTGCGGCTCAGCAGCAGCGTGCGCTCGGACAGGTTGAGCATGTGGCTGGCCACGCTGTCCTTCCATATGGTGCCGCGCTTGCACTTCCTGGCGCTCTCCCGCAGCGCGAAGAACCCGGCGATGCGGTTCATCTCGCCGGGTTCCAGTGTCGGTGGGGTGGGTCCGGGGCGCACGATAGCCCGGCACGTTCCAGCCATGCGGGCGTCGCCCCGGTGTTGTTCGGCCCTCTCGGGCTCGGGGTCGCGGCTCCCCGCGCCGGTTTTGCCCCGCTCCGCGGCTGCGCCGCAGGCTTGGGTGGGGCTTGTGCCGGAGTGGTCGGGAGCGCAGCGATTCGCGTTCTGCGCGTTGTAGTTGTTGACGTTGCCCGAAGCGTTCACGTTGAACACGTTGTTGCCGTTGTTGCGATTGGCGGAACGCAGGAACACGTTCTGTTCAGCCGCGGCCCCAGCTATCACAGACGCCCGTATCTCTTGGCGTCGGATGCCCTCCATGCGCTTATCTCCTCCCGGAGGTCCACGACCTTGCCTATCCAGTAGACGGCGCGGCGCTCTGACAGGTGCATGACCTCCCATGCGAGGTCGATGAGGAAAAGCAGCTCGCGGCAGCACGTCACCGCCATGTCCTGCAGCCTGCGGCGCTCGGCATACAGCGCGGCGTCCTGGCGCACGCGGATGTTGTTGGCGCACCAGATGAAGCGGGCTATGTCGAGCGCTGCGGACTTCACCTTGTCGGTGACGGCGGACTGCTCTGGCTTGAACACCTTCTCGTTGGCCGTGATCTTCAGCACGTACTCCACGAGGTCGCAGGCGTCCACGAACACCTTGAGCTTGCTTTTCTTCCTCAGCCTTTTGGGAACTGACACGATGCGATCCTTTCGAACGTATGGGGCGGGCGGTGGCCCGCCCCCAGATGGTCTCTTATGGTTAGATGGCGCGGGCGGGAGCGCAGCGATTCGCGTTCTGCGCGTAGCAGTTGCCGACGTTGCCCGCAGCGGACACGTAGAACACGCTGCTGCCGTAGTAGCGATTGGCGGAACGCAGGAACACGCTCTGCGGGCTGGTCTTGCCGTTGATGGCGTACGTGATCAGCTGCGGGTATGTCTTCCACAGCGCCAGCGGCGCGCCGGACTCGGCGATGCGCGCCCAGTACTCCCAGGCCTCGCCCTCCTTGCCGTTCATGCCGCTCTCGTTGCGCGCCAGGAAGTGCTCTTCCAGGCTCGGCAGGAACACGAGGTCGTAGGTGGTGTCCAGCACCGGCTCGTTGTCCGTGCCCTCCTCGCAGTACGGCGCGCCGGTGACAACCTTCACGCGGCGCATCGCGGCCAGCTCGGCCTCGGGGATGCCGTCGAGGAAGCCGTGCTTCTTGACGTACTCGGGCGGGCGGTCCCACTTGTTCTGCGGGGCCCACCAGTTCGTGCCCTTGCCGTTGAGGTACTGGCGAAGCGCCGACTGGCTCCAGCGGTTGTAGCCGTATGCGCAGCGGTAGATGCTGTTCATGTTGCCGTCCGGCTTGCTCCCGATGGTGCCAAGGTCGGTGCCCTCGCCGCCCACGCTCATGGCCACGGTCTCGATGGGGGACTCGTCGCTCACGGTCTTGAAGCTCTTGACCTGCCAGGTGGTGCAGTCGCGGTCGGGCGCGTACTCCATGCCCGCCAGCACGCCGCCCGCCGGCACGTCCTTGGTCAGCGTGAACTGGTGCACCTTGCCCTTCACGCAGTTGGTGCCCCACGCGATACCCATGGTCAGGTGGTACGTGCCCGCCGCCAGGCCGTCAGGGCAGGCGTAGAACGCCTCCTTCTGGTCGAACTGCGTGCCGAACGGCAGCGTGTGGTGCCACTGAAGGATGGTGCCCGGCAGCTTCTCGCCGTCCTGCAGCTCAAGCTCGGCGGAAAAGTGGCACACGTCGTTGGCCACGTCGTACTTGGTGCCGCCGTCCGGGTCGGTCCACTCGCTGGTGATCTGGTCGCCGATGCCCAGCATGTAAGGCGCCAGGCCGTCGCGGCTGATGCGGGCCAGGCCGTCCCAGTCGGCCTTGAGCGCGCCCACCTTGTCGTGCGCGATGGCCTGCAGCGCGCCCGCGATGGCCTTGCCGGTGTCGTCGGTGATGATGGGGTACTTCACGACGGTGTCTTCTGCTGCCATGCTATGCCTTCTTCCTGACGGCCACGCAAAGCTGGCCCTTGTCGTTGACGGTGATGCCGTTGGTGAGCGCCAGCACGGCGCGCTCCCACTCGGCCATCTTCTGGCTGTAGTTGCTCGCGCGCTTGGCCTCGGCGGCCACGCGGCGCGCCTCCTCCTCCACGCGCGCCTGCTCCTGCGCGGTGGCCGTCTCGGTGATGGCCGTGCAGGAGTTGATGGCTGCGGTCGCCTGGCGCGTTATCTCGTCGGCGTTCAGCGCCATCTCCTGGGCCTGCTCGATGATGCGGTCCAGCATGGGCACGTACGCGCCCGTGACCTCGTTGGTCAGGTCCACGTTGTCCAGCACCTCGATGCGCAGGCTGTTGGTGGACGCGGTGTAGTCCTCGCCCACCACGCGGAAGTACGCCATGGTGATGGTGCCGCGCTTGGCCGCCACCGCGTCGGGGAAGCGGTACGTGAACTGGCCGTCCTGGCCCTTCTGCTCCACCTCCTCCATTACCGGGCTGCCCGCCGCGTTCTCCGCCATGAAGCTCACGGTGCAGTCGGCCAGGTTCACCGGCTCGCCGTCGTTGAGCACCTGGAACGTGCGCGACAGGCTGCGCGAGTCGCCGCGGCGCGCCCGCAGGCTCACCACGGGCATGAACTGCTTGGTGGACTTCTGCAGGTCCAGCGTGATGATCTCCCTCATTCGCTCTCCTCTCTGTCTATCTCTTGATGGTCCCGAGCACCACGCAGCCAGACGGCATGGCCAGCACCAGCGCCAAATCGCCCGCCTTCGGGGCGGCCCCCGCCAGCATGCTGCACGGCGTGAGTTCGGACGCCCCGCGCAGGCGCACGTAGGCGGTCGCGCCGTCTACCTTGGCCACGGGCGCGCGCGTGTGGTACTCGTGCTCGCCCTGGCTCGGCCACAGGGCCTCGGCCAGCTCGTCGGCCAGCATCGCCCTACTGCTCATCTGTCCACACCGCCTTGCTGCTCGTGGTGGTCTTGAAGTCGGGCCGCAGGAGGCGGCGCATGGTCACGGTGGTCTCGCCGCCGTGTCCGAAGTCCACGTCCTTGGCGGTGATGCCGCCCGTGAACGTCGTGCCCGCCCTCGTGTAGTCCAGTAAGCCGCACTCGCCGACCTGCGCTGGCACGAACAGGCACTGCACCTCCGCGTACTCGATGCGCGTGGAGTTGTCGGCCAGACGCTTGGCGGCCAGCTCCTCCAGCGCCTGCAGCATCTTCGCGGGCGTGTCGCCGGCCAGCTCGGTGACTGTCTCGCACAGCAGCACCTCGCGGCCGCGCTGCACGGTGCCCGCGGGGCTTCGGGGGTCGTCGTTGCGCGCCTCGGCCATGAGGCCCGCCGCGTCGCCCTCGTACCACAGGCGCACCACGTTTGGCGTGTCCGCGCGGTTGTCGGAAGTCGTTACCTTGGGGAAGAAGAACGCGGTCTCGTCGTCGCGGAACGTCCAGGTCGGCTCGCGCTCGGTCGGCTCCACGTAGGGCTGCATCTGCACGGTGCCCCACGCGTCGGTGGTGGCGCTGCCGAAGTTCGCGGCGGTCAGCAGCCAGTTGGCGATGGCCAGCCACGTGTCCTGCGCGTCGAACGTGTGCGCGCTCGCCAGCCTGTAGCCGCTCGGGGCGGCGTTGACCGCCAGCCCGAGCGTCCGCAGGTAGCCTGCCGCCGCCTCCACCGCCGCCGTGCCCTCGGGAACGGTCAGCGGCGCGCCCGGCCCGGTGTCGGCGGCCACGCACAGCATGCCGCTGACGCTGCCGCTGCCGGACACGCCCGCGCCGCTGCGCTCGGTCTTGCTCAATTCCAGGAAGCCCGTCAGCACCGGGCCCTCCCACGTCTCGCCCCACTGGTTGGTGAAGCCGTAGTACACGCGCACGGGGTCGTTGTCGTCGGGAACCTCGGCCCCCTCGAAGTCGATGCTGCCCGTTGCCTTGAGGTCCTTGAACTGGCTCTCGCTGGACTTGCCGCCCGTGATCTGCCAGTAGTCCTCGGCCTCATCCATGCCCGGCCACTTCACGCGGCGGAAGGTCCACCGCTCGTCGAACCTGTTGCCGTGCCACCTCATAGCGCCTCGCCCCATATCCTCGTCACGTCCAGCGATACCTCCCACGAGCCCTCGGCGTCGCCCAGGCTCGGCTCGAACTTCGCGCTGGCCATGCCGTGGAACACGAAGCCGTACAGCGTCTTGAACACCATCGGCTCGCAGCTGCGCACGGCGCGATAGAACGCCATGGCCTCCTCTCGGCTGCGCAGCTTCACGGCGACGTCGTGCGGCTCCTCCACGTACTCGCGCGCCACCGCCACGGGCAGCCCGCGCCCCGCTATCTCGAAGGTGTCGAACGACGGTTTCACGCTGAAGCTGTCGGAGGCGTTGTACATGCCGCTGGCCACCCCGCCGCTCCAGTACACGAACAGGCGCGCCGACTCGAAGCGCCCGGGGAAGCTGGCCTCGCTCACCGCGCCTGAGTCGGCGAAGCTGGCGGTCTCGTAGCTGTAGTCGGTGTTCAGCGGCGCGTAGCGGTCCACCACCTTGGAGCCGTCCAACAGGCCCTCGGCCAGCAGCGTGCGCGCGCCGTCCACGTTGCGCCACAGGCTGCACGACTCCATGGCCACGGCCGCGTCGGTGCGGCCCTCGCGCACGGTCACCGCCACGTAGCCCGTCTCGGGGTCGGGCGCTGCGTCGGCGATGGCCACGCTGGGCAGCACGTACTTGACCGAGACCGAGCGCGCGGCGGAGCCCTGCAGCGTGGAGCTGGAGCGCACGGTGACTGCCAGCGCGTAGCTCGCGCCGTCGCTCGGCAGCCATTCGCCCGCTGGCACGTCGAACTCCAGTCCGCCCATGAGGTCGCGCGAGTACACGGCTGCGCCGTCGGCGTCCCTCACCGTCAGCGTGCCCGCAGCCATGGCGCCGCTCGGGTCGCTGTAGGCGATGCGCACGTGCACCGGCGTGTTCTCGATCGTGAAGCCGTTGCCCGGCTCCTCGATGGTGACGGTCGGCACCTGGCGCACGTAGGTGCTCACGGCGGCCGACCACGGGCTGTAGTCGGCGTGCGCGCCCTTGGTGCGGGCCTGCACGGTCAGCTTGGCGTTGACTGCGAACGAGTTGGCCAGCGCCGCGCTCGATGCCGCGCCGGACATGGTGAGCGTGTTCCAGGTCTTGCCGCCGTCGGTGCTGTAGCGCCATTGGGCCGCCGTCTGCGCGGAGCCGTCGATGGGGTTGTGGCGCCATGCTACCGTTATGCTCGCCTGCGTCTTCGGGATGACCTGCGAGCTTGATGGCGACGTGATCGTGGGGGCCGCGGGCGCGCAGATGGTCACGATGCCGTCCGACTCGACCCATGCGCTCGCGAGGTCTCCGCAAACATTGCGAACGCGGTAGTACCACGTGCCGCCGCCGGGGTCGTCCTCGAAGTCCGTCGCCTTGCCCTGCGTGGTGCGGACCGCCGTCCACATTTCCAAGTCCGGGCTTCGCTCTATCTCGGTGCCCGTTGCGGTGTTCGCCCCGTTCTCGAAGGCGCCCTTCACCTTGGTGTCGGACACGCGGGACATCTTCGGCTTGCCCGGAGCGCACGGGGTGTTGTAGACGGTGCCGGTCTCGACCCACGCCGACGCGCCCGCGGCGTTGCGGCTTCTCACGCGGTATCGCCACGAATGGTTCGCGCTCGTCGAGCGGTCCACCTTCGTGCTGCCCGCCGCTTCGATGGCGCCGAAGTCCGACCATGCGCCGCCGTCCATCTGGCGTTGCACGTCGTGCGCCAGGTATAGACCGGCGCATGGGCTTCCTGGCACGATGCGCAGCGTGTTCTGCGTGTCGGAATCGCGCGCCACGCTCGCGGACTTCGGTGCGTTCGGCGTCGTTGCCACTGCGTTCGTGTACTGGTGCGCGGGGGCGTTCCCCGCGCTGTTGTGTGGCAGCACCCGGAACTTGTACAGGCGGTTCGGCTCCGCCTGGTAAGTGTACGCCGTGACGTCTCCGCCGCAGTCCTCGGCCAGCTCGTATTCGCCGTCGTCTACGGACACGTCGACGTACACGCCGTCGTATGGGCGTGCGTCGGTCGTGTTGCTGCGCCACGTCACGAGCACCGTTCCGTCGCTTCGGCGGACGGCCACCTGGCTCATGACGTTGTTGGGCTTCCAGGTCGGCACGTCGGGGCTGTACCGCGCATCCACGGAGCTGTTGTAATAGGTGCCCGACCAGCCCGTGTACCACACGGACGCGCTGACGCGCGCGCTGCCGCCGTAGCCCACCCAGCCGTAGTCCTGCCATCCGCTGTCGCCGTACCAGTCCGTGCCGTAAAGCCTGACCTGGCCGCCCCACGAGCGGCTCGCGATGGTGCCGTTAAAGTTGCCGCTGTCCACGTAGACGCTGCGCTTGTACTGCACCCACGCGCGGCCCTCTTCCTGCGCCGTGGTGCGCATCTCCACGTACGCGTACATCTTCGCGTCCGGACCGGACGCGTTGCCCCAAAATCCCTTCGCCACTGCCTATCACCTCGTTCTGGTCGGGTTCGCGCGCTTGGCCTGCAGGACGAGGTCCACGAAGTCCTCCAGCGTGGCCAGGTCGCGAAGCTCGCTCATGTTCACGTTTATGTCGCCGAACTGGTACACGACCTGCCCCGCGCCCCGCGGCATGAAGCCCGCGATCTCCCTGGCGAACGGGGCGATGCTGCGCGGGTTGAGCGGCAGGGCCATCTCGGGGCCCGCCTCGCCGATGCCGGCGATGGTCGCGCCGTTGAAGACGCCGCCCTTCGCGTACCACTCGATGCCGAAGCTGGGCACGCTTGGCGGGTTCAGGCTGAAGTCGCCCGAGATGCTGAAATGCGGCAGATTGATGTGCGGGAAGGACAGGCTCAGGCCCGAGAAGAACCCGCTGATGGCGTCCAGTCCGCTCCTCACGGTGTTCTTCGCGCCGTCGATGGCCCCGGTGATGGTGGACTTGATGCCGTTCCAGACGCTCGATACCGTGCCGCTCACCGCGCCGAACACGCTGCTGATGGTGGAGCTGATGGCGTTGACGGCGGAGCCGATGGCCGACTTGATGCCGTTCCAGATGCTGGATGCCGTGGAGCTCACGGCCGACCAGATGGCCGACCACACGCCCTGGATGGTGGACAGCACCGACTGGATGACGGACAGCACGGAGGAGATGAACGCGGAGGCCGCGCCGCTTATGGCCGACCAGATGGCCGACGCCGTGGAGCTCACGGCGCCCCACACGGTGGACCACACCGACTGGATGATGGACAGCACCGTGCTGATGATTGTCTGCACGTATCCGATGTACGCGGTGACGGCGGCCACGATGGCCTCCCACACGGCGGACGCCACCGCGCCGATGGCCTCCCACACGCCCGACCACCACGCGCTCACCGCGTCCATCACGGTGGTGATGACCAGCTGCACGGTCGTGATGGCCTCCTGCACGGCGGTGCAGATGGCCTCCCACGCGGCGGTCAGCGTCTCGCCGAAGTTCTCCCAGATGAAGTTCCACGGGATGAGCAGCACGTCCACCGCAAGGCTCAGGATGGAGCCCAGCAGCATCACGGCCACCTGCACGGCGTTGCAGATGCCGTCCCACGCGGCCTGCGCCGTCTCGGCAAGGCCCTGGAAGAACTGCGCGATGCCGTCAACCGCCGCGCCCACGGCGGCCACGATGCCGTCCCACGCGCCGCCCAGGGCCTCGCCCAGGCCCGTGAAGAACTGCGCGATGGAGTCCGCCACCTGCCCGGCCACGCCCACGGCGGTCTGGAAGGCCTGGCCGATGGCGTCCCAGATGGCCATGACGGCGTTGCGGAAGTCCTCGTTCGTGTTCCACAGGGTGACCACGGCGGCCACGATGAGGGTTATGAACGCGATGATGGGGTGCTTGGTGATGAGGCCCAGCGCGGAGCTGCCGACCTTGCCCGCCGTCTGGAACGCCTCGCCTATCTGCTTCACGGACCCCACGAGGTTGCCCACGCCCACGAGCACGGGGCCGATTCCCGCGACGACGCCCAGCAGGGCCACCACGGCCGTCTGCGCCTGCGGGTCCATGCCTCCCAGCCACTGCGCGAACGCGCCGGCCACCTCGGTGACGGGCTCCATGAGGTTGAGCAGCACGCCGCCCAAAGGCTCGATGGCCCCCTGCAGGTCGCGCACGGCGGTCATGGCCTTGGTCTCGAAGTTGTCCGATGCGGCCGCCGCCGCGTCCTCTGCCGCGCCGCCCACGTCGCCGAAGCTGTCCTGCACGCCCGCCAGGCTCTCGATCATGCCCATGGCGTTGTCCTCGCCCAGGGAGGACCACAGGGTGGAGGCCAGCGCGGCCTTGTCGTACTCGTTGGGCATCTGCGTGAGGTCCCCGAGCACGGCCTGCAGCACATCCTCGGCGGTGGCCCCGCCGCTCTTGAAGTTCTCGAAGACCTGCTGGGTGCCCTCCGAGAACTGGCCGATGGACTCCTCCATGCGGCCGTCGCTGAGCGCGGTCAGGAACTCGTTGAGGTAGTCGCCCACCTTGTCCAGGTTGTACGCGCCGTTGGAGGTGCCCGCCTCCAGCAGGCTGAAGTACTCGCTGGCGCTCATGCCGGCCTCGCCCCAGCGCACCGAGTACTCGCTGAGGTTGTCGCCCAGCTCGTCGGTGTAGTTCAGGCCGCGCTGCATGCCCGCCGTCATGAGGTCGGTGGCCTCGGTGGCCGACAGGCCGAAGCCCTCCATGAGCGCGTTCACGCCTCGGATGGACTCGTTCACGTCGGCGCCGAAGGTCTGCGACAGCATCAGCGCGTTGGTGGTGACCGTGCCCAGGTCCTCGTCGGACACGTCGCGCAGCGTGGACTTGCACTGGATGAGGGCGTCGTTAACCTCGTCAAGGCTGGTGCCCCAGCCGTTCTCGTAGATGGTCTTGCCTATGCCGCTGAAGCGCTCGGCCTCGGCCCGCGTGACGCCGAAGGCCGCCTGGATGCGGCTGGTGGCGCTCTCGTAGTCGGACGCCACCGAGAACGCCGCGCGCCCCGCCGCCACGATGGGGGCGGTGAGGCTCGCGGTGCACGCCACGCCCGCGCCCTTGAATGCGCCGGCCAGCGCCTGGGCCTTCTCGTCGCCGGCGGCGATGTTCTTCCAGCTGATGCCGTCCAGCTGCTTGCCAAGGCTCTTTACGTTCTTCTGTACGTTGACGGTATCGAGGATGGCCTCGATGATCACGCGGCCGTCGGCCATTCAGCTCACCCCATCTTGGCGTGGAGCGCCCGCGCCAGGTCGTTCATGGCCTGGTTGGACGCTTCCGCGCTGTCGTGTGAGCCTGTTCTCTTGTTGTTCTTGAGCGCGAAGGCGCGGTGCAGGCGGTCGAACTCCTCCATCTCAGCCTTGTTCGCGTTGTTCTTCGCCCGCTTGGGGCGGTTGTCGTTGTTGCGGTAGTAGATGCGCGCGCCCATGGGCGTGTCCCTCGGCAGGGACCACACCAGCGCCACGAACTCCGCCCAGGGGAGGCTGGGTGCCTTCTCGTCCCAGTCGAGCCCGTAGGCCATGCGCAGGCTGGCGCGTATGCAGGCGGCGTCCTCCTCGGGGTCCCAAAGCGGCGGGCGCTGCGGCCCTCCCGAGTTGTCGATGCCGTAGACCTGGTTCACGGCGGCCTGTATCAGCCGCCCGAACTCGGGCCAGCTGTAGTCGCACGCCGTGAACGCCGCGTCGGGGTCCGCGAATAGCCGGGGGATGACCTCGCGGGGCTTCTGGGCCTCGGGCATCTCCTCGTCCGCGAAGACGGCCGCCACCTGCAGGGCGGTCAGGCTGTCGTCTCGCACTAGCACCTCCTCGCCGTTCCACGGGAAGCGCAGCGCGGTACCGCCGCCCTCAAGCCGCACCCTCGGGGCGGTCAGGCTGGCGGCGTCCACTACTTGCCCTTCTTCTTGGCGCGGCGCTGCTTGCGGTTCATGGGCAGCTTGGCCTTCTCGGCGGTGAAGTACACGCCCGCCTCGCGCAGCTGCTTGGAGCTGCAGTGGTTCCACAGCCACGTGGTGAGCGCGGCGAAGACCTCGCCCAGGTTCGAGATGTTGGCGGCGGGGTCGCATTCCTCGCCGTCGCCGATGTAGGCCAGCACGTCGTGCCAGCCCTGCTCTCCGATGATGGCCGTGATGGTGCGCTTGAACAGCCGCACCATGGTCTCGGCGGCCTTCTGGCGCTCCTCGTCGGTCTCGGCCTGCGCCATCTCGTCGTTGAGCGCGGCGAAGCGGTCCATGGCGTTGCCCACCATGCGCAGCGTGCGCTCCAGGCTCTCGTCGTCGGTGCGCACCTTCCACGAGCACGCCACCTCGCCGTCCTCGTCGCGCACCTCGATGGTCTCCACCGCGCGGTTGATTCTGATCAGTTCTGCCATTGCGTGAGCCTTCCTAGTTCGTGAGCCCAGGCAAAAGAAAAGGGGCAGGGACGGCTCACGTTGTCCCTGCCCCACGTCGTGGGATGTTCCCGCCTGTGTCGCCTGCGGCTAGCCTGCGGTGACGGCCACCTTCACGGTCTGCATGACCGACGGGCACGCCGCCGCCTTCACGGTCAGCTTGGTCTCGCCCTCCTTGAGGCCCGTCACCATGCCGTCCGGCGATACCGTGGCGATGGTGTCGTCCTGCACCGCGAAGTGGCACTTCTGGTTGCAGCCCTGCGGCTGTACGGAGGCCACGGCCTGCTTCGGGGTCTTCGTGGTCACGTTGACCTCGGAGACGGTCACGCCGGTGGGCATGGCCTCGTTCGCGGCGGGCGTCTCGGCGATGGTGTTCAGCTTCGCGGTCCACGTGAAGTCGCCCTTGCTGTTGGCGTCGCCCATCGCGGAGCCTGGCACCAGGTCGGCCATGGTCAGCACGCCCTCCAGGAGCGTGCCGTCCGGCTGGGTCCATCGGTAGTCGGTCTTGCGCTTCTTCTTGGTCATCAGCGCGCGGGACTGGATGAAGTCCTGCGCGGGGTCGCCGTACTTGCGGTGGCCGGTGAACGCGAGGCTCACCTTCACGGCGTCCACGGAGCTGTCCGTGTCGCCCAGGTCGTTGTAGTAGGCGTCCTCGCTCACGGTCTCCTCGTTTGCCGGTACCACGTTGGTGATGCCCACCAGGGCGCTGGCCCAGGTTTTCTTGTCGGAGTCCGGCGTGATGTTGATCTCGAACGTGTGCGCGTAGTTCGGCGCGAAGTCGAGGGTCTCGTCTGCCATGTTCTCGTTCCTTCCTATCGAACGGTTATGTCTGCCTGAATGCGGAACTCCCAGGCGGTGACGGCCCCCTGGTATAGCTCCTGCGGCTCGGTGTACACGCGGGCGGCTGACAGCCCGTAGGAGCCGTTGGCGCTGCGCAGGTCGAGGTCGCGCAGCATGCCCGCGATTGCGCAGCACTCGTCGATGGCCCGCGCCTCGCTCTCCCGCGCCACGACCACCTGGGCCACGTAGGACACGGAGCGCCCGCCGCCGTAGTACTCGCCCGCCGTGGTGGGCGGCATGCGGCGCACGGCGATGCCGCCCCGGCTCACGTTCTCCAGGCGGCGCACGCGGGCGTCCTCGTATCCCGCATCGCGTAGCCGCGCGGCCAGGACGTCGCAGAAGTCGATGCTCGCAACGCCCATCAGTCCGTGCCCCCCACGCTGCCGGTTGCGTCCGCTACGAGCGCGCCGGCCATCTTCTGCCACTCGCCCAGGCGCTCGGCCTTGACGGCCTCGGGCCACTGCGGGCAGGCCCTCGGGTTCTTAACGGTGCGCACGCCGTCGGCGTTGAGCACGCGCTTGGCGTAGGGCGTGTTCCACACTATCTGCCCCTTCTCGAAGTCGCTGTTCACTGGCATGGAGTCGCGCAGCGTTCCCTCGTCCACGGGGCAGCGTTCGTTCATGTCGCTGCCCACGCGCTGGGCGAACACGGCCTGCTTGGCGCGCATTGCCTCGGGTGACAGCTTGGCCTCGATGCCCGACAGGTCCACGGTTATCCTCGGCTTGCTCATCCCACGTCCACCTCCCAGTGGTGCAGCCCGCGCAGGCCGCAGTACGGCGCGCAGGCCTTGACCTCCATGGCCAGCGTGCCCGGTATCTCCGGGCCGCTCACCTCCACGCGCGCGCCCACGGGAAGCTCGAACGCGCCCCGGCTGTTCTGGGCGTCCATGTACACGCGCCCGCTCGCGCCGTCCGCCAGGGACCACGAGGAGCGCCCCAGCTGGGCTTTGCCCTGGAACAGCACCCCGCGCACCTCGCGGCGCTCGGCGTACTCGCCCGCGTAGTCGGCCTCGGGGTCGGGCAGCAGCACCACCATGCGGTCACGCAGCAGGCGCTTGGGTATCTGCATCATCGGCGCATCACCCCAGCCGCTGGCACAGCAGCCCCGTGCCCGAAAGCTCGCGGCGGATGGCCCGCTGCACGTCCTGCTCGTAGACGCTCTGCCCGCCCTGCTGCCCCAGCGTGACGCTGAAGCTGCCCACGGTCATGGACTGCAGGCTCTCGGCCACGCCGCCCGAGAAGCCGTAGGCCGCGTCCACGTCCAGCGCGGCGCACACGGCGGCCTTGTACGCCGCCACCTGCTCCTCGCGCTCGGGGATGTTGAACCCCATGACTTCGCGCACGGCGGCCACGGCGGCGGGGAGATGGGCGCACACCTCGTCCCAGGTATGCGCCCCCTTGTAGTCCGCGCTGCCTACCTCGGGCAGCATGGCTACGCCTTCTGCTCGGGCTGCTCGGGCTCGCCCTCTGGCTTCTGCTCCGGCTCTGCGGGCTTCTGCTCGGGCTGCTCGGGCGCTGCGGCCTTGTTGGCCTTCTTCTTGCCCGTCTTCTTCTCGGCTGGAAGCTCCAGCCCCACGAATGTGCTCATGACCTCTCCTTCCTAGGCAGTTGCATGGTGCACGTAGATGAGGCCCTTCTTCTGGGCGTACACTAGCAGGTCGTGGAACAGGCGGTACTGCCACTTGTGGCACTCGTCCGCCTGGTTGATGTCGGGGGAGAAGTAGCGCAGCTTCTCGTGCTTGGCGATGGCCGCCGCGGCCTCGGGGGCCATCACGATGAAGTTGATGCCCTTGCCGGTGGTCGCTTTCTTGTAGCCGCCCTCCTCCTCGCTGGAGGAAACGCCGTCCAGCAGGTCGATGGCGGTGTAGAAGCGGTCGCCAGCCACGCCCACCATCTTCATCTCGTCCCACGTGGTGATGTTGGTGTTGGGGTTCTGGCCGGCGGACAGCTGGTACTTGCCGGACAGGCGCAGCAGCTTCTTGGTGGCGGAGGAGTGGTAGAACACGCACTCGCTCAGCTTCTTGCCGTGGTCCTCCATGCAGGCCTCCGCGTCGAGGACCGCCTGCACGGTCTCGTCGGCGCCGGACAGGTCGGCGGCCACGGTGGTGCCCGCCTCATTGGCCAGCTTGGCGAAGCGCACGGCGTCCACCTCGGGCACCACCTTGGTGCGGGCGAACTCGCCCATGGCGCGGGCGGACACGAGCTTGGCGCGCTCCTCGTCGTCCAGCACGTCGATGTTGAACTCGCGGTCGCGCTCGTACTGCAGCTTGTAGTCGTCCCACTCGATGGTGATGCCGCCCTTGGTGAAGCCCTGGCCGCGCTTGTGGTCCGCCAGGCCGTCCATGCTCATGCGGGCGATCTTGATGGTGCCGTTGCCGCTCATCTCGCCCAGCAGGTCCTGGTTCATGTTGAGGTCGCCGGTGACGCACTCCTGGGTGATTACTTGGTCGAGGCGGGTGGTGAACTTCTCCACGACCCCGCCGAGGTTGTTTGCGGGCATGTGCCGCTCCTTCCTACTGCTTCTTCTTCAGGCCGAACGCGCGGTCGAGTTCCGCGTCGTCGTCGCCTGCGGCTCCCGTGGGCTTCGCGCCCGTGGCGCCGGTCTTCTTCTCCTTGCCGAACAGGTACGGGCACGCTTCCTTGAGCTTGGCCACGTCGCCGTCGTAGTCGTCGAGCAGCGCCTTGGCCGCTTTGACGTTCACGCAGCCCGCCAGCTCCAGCTGGTAGCCGACCTTCTCGGACGCCATCTGCGCCTTGAGGTCGTCCATCTTCTTCTCCAGCTCCTCGCGGCCCTCCTTGGTCTTCGCGGCCTCGGCGATCTGCGCCTTCAGCTCCTCGATTTCCTTGTCCTTGGCCTCTAGGTCGCGCTCGTACTTGTGGCGGTTGACGGTCGCGCCGGGCTTGCCGCCCTCGCCGCCGCCTTCGCCCGCGCCCTCGGGGTTGGTGCCGTTGCCCTCGGGGTCCTTGGGCTTCGGGTCTCCCTGGGCGTTGCCCTCGGTGTTGGCGCCGCCCTCGGTGCCGTTGCCCTCGGTGCCCTTGGGGTCCTTGGGGTCTTGCTGGTCTGCCATGTCCGTACCGTCCTTCCCGGTGTTTGGTTGCCGCGCTTCACTGCGCGCTTCGGTCGATTGCAGCTGTTGCCGCCGCTGCCGCGCACGGGGCCGTTGCCGCCGCCCCTCGCGATGGTTGGATGGTCGGGCACGTGTCGCCTGCGGTTTCCGGGCATGAGAAAAGCCGCCCCATCGGGACGGCTTCGCGTTCGGTTCTGTTCGGTTGTTTTGTGGCTAGTACCAGGCTACGGTGCCGCTCTGCTTGAAGTCTCCGGCCGATGCCATTCTTCGCAGGCATGCCATCATCTGCCCGGCGCTCATTCCATCTTCGTCGGGTGATTTTTTTACCAGTGTTGCCTTGCTGCTCGCGCGGTCGTAGGTAGCCGTTCCTGGAGCACCGGAGCCACCGGGGTGGTAGGCATAGGTCGCCACGTTGCCGTCATCGCTTATCTTCTCGAATTTGAGCACTTAATCCACCCCGTTCTCTTCTCGCCATTGTTTCAGCGCTTCGGCGTAATTGTACCGCAGATTCGCCGCGTCGTGGGCTGCGCCCTGCGCCATGCCCTGCGCCATGTACTCGGCCTCAAGCGCCTCATGCTTGAAAAGGATGCGGTCGTGTTCCTGCACGCCTTCGCCTAGCAGGAGGCGCTGGACCGACTGGGC